TCAGAGCAAAACTCGCAGTTGAGGACGCGCTTGCAATTGGCCGAGTCAGACCGGCAGAATTTAGAGATCACGCTGGCCGCGCTGCGCGGCGAGATGGGTCGCACAACGAAATGAGGTATCAATTATGGCGATGGCGTTGATGTTGGGGCCGATCAATGCGGCGGCGATTGACAGCGGCGCAGCGCCCAAGCGCGGCGGGATTGCCTGAAATGTTAAGCCAAAACTCAGGTAAAAATGGGGTCGGTAATGCGGTCGGTAATGCGGTCGTGAGCGTTGGGGCGCTGACGCCACACCCGCGCAACTACAACCAGCACAGCCAGGAGCAGGTCGCCGACCTGCGGCGGTCGTTGCGCCGGTTCGGGCAGGTGCGCTCCATCGTCGTGCAGGCGCAGGCTGACCCAGGGCGCTGGCTGATTGTCGCGGGCCATGGGATCGTGGCCGCGGCCAGGGCGGAAGGGATTGAGAGCCTGCGGGCTGATGTAATCCCGGCCGATTGGAACGATGCGATGGTGCTGGCGTACCTGGCGGCTGACAACGAGTTGGCGCGGCAGGGACAGCCGGACGAGGCGCAGTTGGCGGCGCTCCTGCGGGATGTGCAGGCGCAGGCTGACCGGGAGTTGGCGGCGTTGGCCGCTGGCAGTGAGGCCAGGCTGACGGAAATGCTGGCGACGCTCGACGGGGGCGCGGCCGGGGATGCCGAACCGCAGGTTGACCGGGCGGCGGAATTGAACGAAAAGTGGCAGGTCAAGCCGGGCGACTTGTGGCGCATCGGGGAGCACCGGCTGGCGTGCGGGGATTGCACGGACAGGGCGGTCGTGGAGCGGGTGATGGGGGGAGAGAGGGCGGAACTGCTGCTTACCGATCCCCCCTATGGGATAGATTGGGATACGGACTATACACGTTTTACGACTGAATGGGGTGCGAAACTCGTTTCGCACCCCACCATAGTTGGGGATAATGCGCCGTTTGACCCAAGACCGTGGCTGGACTATCCCAACGTGATTTTGTGGGGTGCAAACTGGTACTGTAGCCATATCCCCATCGGGACATGGTTAGTTTGGGATAAGCGACACAAAAGCGGGGCTGCATTTCTCAGTGATGCCGAGCTTGCATGGCAAAAGGGAAAACAAGGCGTGTACCTTTACGCGGAAACGGTGCAAGGCGGCGTTAGACGCGAACACAGTATGCACCCGACGCAAAAGCCGGTTGGCCTTATGGCGTGGTGTATTGTTCGTGCTGATAAGGTTTCGTCGGTTCTTGACCCCTTCCTCGGCAGTGGCACCACCCTCGTTGCCTGCCAGAACCTGGGGCGGCGCGGCCGGGGCATCGAAATCAGCCCGGAATACTGCGCAGTGGTGCTTGAACGCATGGCGACGGCGTTTCCGGGAATCGAGATCGAGCGGATGCTGCCGCGTGCTAAGATGGACTTAGACGATGAAAACGGCGCAAAGTGACGGCCAAGCCTGGCTGACTCCTGAAGTCCGTGCGCTGCTCCGGGCGATACCAGGGCCGCACCACGAGAAAAAAGTCGTGACCGTGATTCGCATTGCGTTCGCGATGGCAAACCAGGAGCCGATCAAGGCGATCTTCAACCAGCCTGAGACCTGCGCTGAGAACATCTGGTATCAGAAGTGGCGTCACGACCCGGCCATTGCGGCGGCGCTGACGGCCACCTACCAGCGGGCCAGGGATTACGCCGACGATGAAACGATCAGGCAAGAGGATTTTCACCGGCGGGAACGGCGCCGGTCGGTTGCCAGGTATGCAGCGCAGGCGCCCGCGGCGTTGGCGGCGGTCATGGCCGGGGCGGACCAAAAAGGCAGCGACCGGATCAATGCCGCAGTGACGTTGGTTCGGTTGGCTGACGGGCAGGATGCGCAGCCGGTTGCGGCGGGGTCTGAGGTGCGCAGTGAGAGCAATGTCGGGGTCGAAATCCGCCCCATCAACTACCGCACGGCCATCGCTGCGCTTGCCCCAGTTGAGGCCAGATCAATGGGCGATAGCGCAGCATCCGGCGCGGATTAAAATTCTAGCGATGGGGCGCCGCTGGGGTAAAACCATCCTCGGCGGGTGCGTGAGCCTGGCGACGGCGGCCAGCGGCGGGCATGTGGCGTGGATTGTGCCGACCTATAAAAACGGGCGGGCGCTGTGGCGCTGGTGCGAGTTGGCAACGGCTGACCTGGCCAGGACGGGCCACGTGCACGTCAACCGATCAGAGCGCATGATCGAATTCAGGGGCGGCGGGTTTTTGGGCATCTATTCCGCCGACAACCAGGACAGCGTGCGCTCAGAGGCGTTTCACCTGGTCGTGCTGGACGAGGCGGCGCGCATGTCCGAGACGGCCTGGACGGATGCGATTCAGCCGACGTTGGCCGATTACGCCGGGGATGCGATCCTGATTTCAACGCCGAGGGGCCGCAACTGGTTCTGGCGTGAATGGATGGGCGCCGACGGGAGTTACTCAGCGGCGTTTCAGGCGCCAACGGCGGATAATCCAAATCCGCAGATTCAAGCCGCAGCGGCGGCGGTGCGCAGCCGGGTGCCGTGGCGCACGTACCAGCAGGAATGGCTGGCCCAGTTCGTGGAGGATGGCGGCGGGGTATTCCGGTTCGTGCAGGAGCAGGCGACGGCGCAGCTACTCGACGGGCCGGAAAACGGACGGCAGTACGTGGTCGGTGTGGACTGGGGGCGCGTGGCCGATGCCACGGTATACTCGGTCTTGGATGTGGCACGCAAGGCGCAGGTCTACCAGGATCGGATGATAGGCTCCGACTACGGAACGCAGCGCGCCAGGCTACATGCTCTACACCGGCATTGGAAACCCACCGTCATCATGGCTGAGTACAACTCGATGGGCGGGCCGCTGGTTGAGCAGCTTCAGCAGGACGGGTTGCCCGTACAGGCGTTCACCACGACGAACGCAACCAAGCGGGTGCTGATTGACGGCCTGGCGCTGGCCTTCGAGAATCGGGAGATCACGATCTTGAGCGATCCGATCACCATCGGGGAATTGCAGGCTTACGAAATGGAAACGCTGGCGTCGGGGATGATTCGATTTGGGGCGCCAGAGGGCGTGCATGATGACTGCGTGATGGCGCTGGCGCTGGCGTGGTATGCGGCGACATCTACCCCGTCTGGTCAGTTGATGTATTGAGGGCTGATGGCAACATTGATTGAGCGTGTGCGGGCCGCGGTGCGAGCATTCGTATTGGGTTCGGCAGTGGTTGAGGTGGCCGAACAGGCGTTTGGGCATGATACCTCAACGTTTTCGCCAACTGAGTATGGCGATTACATTGCAACGTCCAACGGGGTCTATGCGTGCGTGAGGCTGCGCGCCAGCCTGCTGGCTTCGTTGCCGATTCGGCAATACCGTGTGCGCGCCAATGGAGATCGCACGGAGATTACCGCCTCTCCCGTGTTAGGTCTGCTATCCAAAGTGAACCAATTTTGGACGTTTCAGCGGCTGTTGGAAATGACAGAAATGTCATTGTGCCTGTGGGGATCGGCGTATTGGTTCCTTGAACGCGGTGAAACGGGCACGATGGCGCCGGCAGAAATTTGGTGGGGCCGGCCTGACCGGGTGCGGGTGCTGCCCCATCCGACAAAATATATCAGCGGTTTTGTGTTCGATGGGCCGAACGGGTCAGAGATTCCGTTTCTGCCGTCCGAGGTTATCTGGCTGCGATTTCCAAACCCAGTAGATGAGTATTCCGGGTTATCTCCTCTGGCCGCGGCCAGAATATCAGCGGATTACACCAGCGCCGCCATGAAATCCAATCGGAACCTGTTCATCAACGGGATTCAGAGCGGCGGCATGGTGTTCCCGAAAGCGGGCACGATACTCACGCCGGAACAAGCGATAGAGATCGAGAACGGATTACAGCGGCGGTTTCAGGGCGTAGATCGTGCGCACCGATGGGGGGTTTTTCGCACAGAACTGGACATGAAGGCGTTAGGCATGTCGCCACGGGATGCTGAGTTTACGGCCGGGCTACGGTTGGCGCTGGAGGATATTGCGCGATCATATGGCGTGCCGCTTGATCTCATTGGGGGGCAACGAACCTATGAGAACGTTTCGGCGGCCATGCGGGCCATGTGGACAAACTGCGTGCAACCGGAGGGGCGATTCATTGCAACGGAACTGACCGAGCAACTGCTACCGATGTTCGGCGTCCAGACGGATGTGCTCGAATTCGATTTTGATGATGTAGAAGAATTGCAAGAATCGAAATCGTTGGCATGGACGCGAGAACGCGAACAGATTGAGGTTGGCGTTATCACGCGCAACGAATGGCGCAACGAGCAGGGCATGACGGCGTTGCCGTGGGGTGATGCGTGGTGGGCGCCTATGACGTTGGCGCCTATCACGGATGCTGAGCCGCCTGCGGCGCCAGAGCCTGTAGTACCGCCTGCGGCGTCAACTTCTGATGCTAATGCGTTGTTAGGCTCCGAAGATGTTGCTCCCCGGCAAGCGGCGCCTACGCACCAGCGCATTGGCTACGGGACGGCCCAGCACGTGCAACGGTGGCAGCGATTCACGGAGGAGAGCGCGCCGTGGGAGAAGCGATTTGCCGGCGAAATGCGTGGGCTGTTTGATCGGCAACAGGCGAGCATCCTGGCGCATGTGGCGGGGCGCGGGGTTAGGCAGTTAGACCCGTCCAACCCGTTTGACCGGGCGCGCTGGATTCGAGAGTTCCGGCAGGCGGTGCGCACCCTCCTGCGGGATGTGGCGCAGGCAGGCGGCCAGATGGCGTTAGATGATCTGCGGGATGCGATGGAGGTTGCCATTGAGTTCAACCTGTCCGCGCCGGCAGTGATTCGTTTTCTTGAGGAACGAGCGCAGCGGTTCGCCGTGCAGGTGAACGAGACGACCTGGCAGGCGCTGAAAGCCAGCCTGAGCGATGGCATCCAGGCAGGCGAAACGATAGAGGGGTTAGCTCAGCGCGTGGAGCAGATCATGACCGAACGGCGGTCGAGCAGTGAGACCATTGCGCGCACCGAGGTGATTGGCGCGCTGAATGGCGGGTCACTGGAAGGCTGGCGCCAGTCTGGTGTGGTCGTGGGCAAATCGTGGCTGGCGGCGCTCGACGACCTGGTGCGAGACACGCACCGGGCGGCGCACGGCCAGGTCGTAGGGATTGACGACAATTTCAGCGTTGGCGACGGGCACGGGCCACACCCAGGCGCCATAGGCATTGCGGCAGAGGACATCAATTGCAGGTGTAGCATGGTGCCTGTGTTGGACGTGGAGGGGTTGCCATGACGGCATTATTGAGAGCGTTTATCGCGGGGCAGCCTGTAGGCGATCCGGGTCAGGCGATCCGGTTCGTGGCCTCGACGGATGGCGTCAAGCGCGACGGAATGGCGCTACGACATGACCGGTGGCTGCTGGACAACTATCAGCGCAACCCGGTGGTGCTATGGGCGCATGATTACACCGGACGGACGCTGCCCATTGGGCGGGCGGATGTGGCTGTAGATGCCGGCCAGCGGGCGCTGGTGACTGACATCACGTTTGACCAGGCTGACGAGTTCGCCCGCCAGGTTGAAGGCAAGTACCGGGCGGGGTATCTCCACGCGGTGAGCGTGGGATGGAACAATGTGAAACGGGGCGGCGACACGTGGCACGAACTGCTAGACATCAGCGCGGTGCCAGTGCCTGGTGACCCGGACGCCCTGATCGCTCGCCAGGTGCGGGCGTTGCAGGAGTTATTGACGGATGATGATGCGCCAGAGGGGCCAACCGGCGAGCCGTCGTGGGCGGAAACAGCGGGCGCGATGCTGCGACTGTTTTCGCCAGACGGTGACGACCCGGATGATGAGGCCCGGCGTTTCAGATACAACGCACTGCTGCCTGCGTACAGGCGGTACGGGAGAACGGCGCCAGAGTTCCTGGACGCCACAACCATGCACGCGTTGACGACCGAACAATTGCAGGGACTGTTCCTGAGCGACGAAATGTCGGCGGCTGGCGCCTGGGCGCCCGTGTCACGCGCTGAGCGTGCGGGCCAGGTGCTGAGCGCGGCGAACCGGCGCGATCTGGAACAGGCGATTGGATTGATTCAGGCTGTGATGGCGCGAGCGCAGCGGCCTGATGAACTGCCAGTGATGGCTATGGATGCCCCGGCTGATGCGATGGCTGGGCGCAACGCAGACATGGAGATGGCAACGCTGGCGCTGCTGAATACCATGTTCACCGAAACACTAACGAGGTTGGCAAAATGACTACTGAAGAATTCCTGAAGGACATCAGCGACCGGTTGACGGCAATCGGCGCGAATGTCAGCGAGGAACGGATCAAGGGGATCGTGGACGCGGCGGTGGCGGCCAGGCTGGCCTCCGACCAGGCATTCACGCGCAAGATGCGGTTCGGCGGTGACGACGCCCTGGTGGGCAGCAAATTCAGCCGGTGGGGCTTGGGCGCCGCTGACATCGAATTCGCCTATGACCTGTTGATGGCACGGAAGATGGCTGGCGGGCGCGGGCCGTCAGAGGAATTGACGAAGGCTTTCAACGAACTGAGTGATGCCGTCTACATGAGCGACGAACAGGTGCGGGCGATTGATCGTCAGGCGATTGACGACCTGTTCCCGCGGGTCACGAAGCGCAACCGGGCGGCCTACCAGCGGGCGATCCGTGCAATGGACACGGCGGAAACCGGGTTTGGCCTCCAACTCGTGGGCGCGCAGTATGTGGGCGAGTTGTGGGAGCAGGCACGGCAGGAAAGCCTGATCTTCAATCTGCTCAACAGCTTTGAAATGACGGCGCCCGTTGCCTACCTGCCGGTGGCCGCGGCGTTACCGGAAATGCTGTTTGTGGGAGAGAGCACGGCTTACAACAGCGCCAACTACACCACGGTCAAAACTGGCTCCAACCGGGTGTCAGTGAGCGCGGCCAAGTTCGTGATTCACCAGATGTGGTCGGGAGAGATGGAGGAGGACTCTATCATCCCGTTCGTGCCATTCCTGCGGGCGCAGGCGGCGGCCAGCGTGGGGTACTACTCTGACAGCCTGGTGCTAAACGGGGATGATACCAACGCCGCAACGGGCAACATCAACCTGGATGATGCGGACCCTGCGGATACTAAGCACTACTTAGCGTTCGACGGTATCCGCCATGCCGGCATCGTGGACAACACGGGCAACAAAGCGGACATGAACGGAGCGATCACTTACGCCGCGCTGCTGAAGGCGCGCACGCGCATGATTGACCGAACCTACCTCTATGATTGGGGCCATCCAGTCAACCCGCTCGATTTGATCTATGTGACAAACCCTGAGACGGCCGGCACGATTGACGGCCTCGACCAGGTGCTGACGATGGAGAAGTACGGCCAGAACGCGACGGTATTGGCTGGCGAGGTGTCGCGCATCGGGCGGCATCCGCTGATCTCGACGATGGCAATGCCGCTGACTGAGGCGGATGGCAAATCCTCAACCACGGCGGGCAACAACACGAAGGGACAGGTGGTGACGTTCAACCGGCGTGCGTTCGTTGTTGGCTGGCGCCGGCGCGTGAAGGTCGAAACCGAACGGCTGCCAGGCACCGATCAAACCCGGATCGTGTACAGCCTGCGTTTGGGGATGGGGCGGTATACCCCAACTGGCGCAGCCAGCGGCATCGAGGCGGCAGACGTGATCTACAACATCACGCTGTGAGCGTGATGTGACCGTGAGCATGGCGGGCGCCCCCGGCCCGCCGAGAGGTGGCAGATGGAATACAGAGCGCAGTGGGCCTATGTCAGCGCCCGATTGACGCTGGTGCCAGGCCAGGTGATTGATTTGGATGATGCGCTGGCGCAATGGCTGATGGCTGATTCGCCTGGCGTGATCGTGCCGATTGCTGAGCAGGCAATGAACAGAGCGCCGGATGCGCCGGCCTCAGATCGGATGCACAGGAAGGGGGCGAAACGTGGCAATCAGTAACGTGAGCGTTGCTAATACGCCAACGCTTATCGCGGCCGGGGATGGCATGAGAATATCCCTTACTGTGCAGCACGTCGATACAGTTGATTCAACCACGCCGATATGGGTCAGCAATTCCGCGACGATTGCCATCGGCGAGGGATTCTATCTCAGCGGCTTGGGGGCTGTGCTGTCCATTTTACGCGAGGGCGGCGCAGGAAACCCCTGGTACGGGATCAGTACGGGCAATACGGTTACAGTCGCTGTGGCGACAGGAGAACGCTAGATGGTGTCTGTTGTCACCGTTGCGGACCATCCAACGTTACTGGCCGCGGCAGACCCCACGCGCATCGGGCTGACGTTCACGCATGTGGGTATCGGGGTTGTTGAATCAACCGAGCCTGTTTGGGTTTCTACGGATTCGGGAATAGAAGTCGGTGACGGCGTCAAAATTGCCGAGATTGAAAGCAGAATAGAACTTACCAGCGCGACAGGGGCGGCATTGGCCTGGTACGGCATCGTCGGGGCGGCGGTTACGGTTCCCGTCGCGGTAATCACGCAGATTGCCGCGGTGCATTACATCACGCGGGCAAATCTCAAAACCAGATTGGACATTGACAGCGGCGATACTGGCAGTGATGGAATCCTCGATTCGATCATTGCCGGGGTACACGGGCAGATTGACGACATCTGCGGGCGGTCGTTCCTGGTCAATCCAACGACTGAGGCCAGGTATTTTGATGCTGAGTTTGACGATTACCTGGAGGTTGACGATCTGACCAGCGTGTTGGAGATTGCAACCGACGATCAGCGCAACCGAGCCTATAGCACAGTGTGGACAACAAACGATTACGAGATGGCGCCGCACAATGCGGCGGCGACAAACAGACCGTTCACGACGGCCCGGCTGAAGCCGGGCGGGGTGAATACGTTCCCGGTTGGTCGGCGCACGGTGAAAATTACGGGATACTGGGGATGGCCGGCGACGCCGGCGCAGATCATCGAGGCGTGCTACCTGCAATGTGAGCGGCTCTACCAACGCCGTAATTCTCCGATGGGGGTGGCCGGGCCGAACGAGTTCGGGCAATTGACGGCGTTGGCGCCGCTAGACCCGGATGTCATCATGCTGTTACGACCGTATATGCGCCTGAGTATGAGGGCTGTATGATCGTGCGGATTGTGGGCCTGGAACAGGCCATCCAACACATGGACCCTGCGCATGTCGAGCAGCCGTTACGGCGGTTTTTCACGCGGGCCGTAATCTATATTCAGGGCCGCGCACGGATCAACGCTCCGGTGTTTCGAGGACAACTGCGCAACGCCATTGTCTACGAGGTGCGGCCCAGGGCGGCCAGTGTGGGAGTGCTACGCGGCGCTTTCTCAACGCCCCTCGGGCAGAAGGCGTTCGGGATGGAGTACGGCACGGGCGCGCTATCAGATGCGCCGGCAGGGGCACGCGTGACGCATCTGCCCACGGCGGGCGAGCTTGACGTGTGGGCCAGGCGGCGAGGTTTTGAAAACGGCGCACAGGTGGCAAACATCATTGCCCGGCGTGGGGGTGTGGCGCCGCGGCGTTACATGCGCAGAGCAATGCAGGAAAGTTGGGGTCAGATCACGCGGTTGACGCAGGTGCTCAGTGACGAGATTCACGCCGCGATGGGCGGTTGAGTTCGCGTGCTAACAATGCGTTAGGAGCAGGCAGTGACGATTCAGGCGGCGATTGCATACATCCAGGGGCTGGCTGAGGGTTTGACGGGGATCAGGCAGGCGCCCGATTTTCCACCAGAACAGATGAACGTGTTTCCCTTTGCGGTCTGTTATCCATCGGCTGGAGAGTTCCGAGCCGGTCCGATAGGATTGATGAAGGGGTTGCATAGCCTGGTCGTTGAGATTCACGTGGCGCGGAAGGATTTACCGCGCGACGTGGAGACGGCGCTGCCATTCGGAGAATTGCTGGCCGCGGCCGTGTTTGACGATCCTACCCTGGGCGGAACCGTCGACACAGTGCGCGCTGACGAGGGCATTACCTACACGTTTGGCGCGCTGGCCTGGGGCGGACAGGAAACGGTGGGATGGCGGCTTACCATTCCAGTCAAAATACAGACGACATTGTGAGGTGAGACATGGCAGGAGTTAAGGCGCTCAGGCGCATCCAGTTAGGCGCCGAATCTTCCGCAGGAACATCGGTGCCAGCGACAACGAAATGGCGCGGCGGCGGAACGATTCAGGATGATCTAGACCTGGTGTTCGTCGAGGAGGATACGGGGTACATTGGCGGCACAGACCGCACGTACATACAGAAATACGGCGCGACGTTGGAACTGGATGAGGTTGAGGCGACGTTCGAGCAGCTGCCGTATTTGGGAATGATGGGTATCAAATCGGTCACGTCGGGCGAGAGCGACGGCGCCGGCGATGGGAAAATTTGGGCGTTTCCATTTCCAACGACCAGCCAGAACACGATCAAAACCTACACGTTTGAGGGCGGCGACGACCAGCAGGAAGAGGAGTTTACCTACGGCCATGCTGAGTCTATCAAGATCACGGGGAAGGCCGGCGAGGCGCTGAAAATGTCGGCGGTCATCAAGGGGCGCCAGGTCACGGCGTCTACGTTTACCGGGGCGTTGTCGCTGCCGACCGTCGAAGAAATCCTGTTTGGCAAGGGCGCGCTCTACATTGACGCCATTGGCGGCACGATTGGAACCACGCAGAAATCAAACACCCTGTTGGCGATGGAATGGGACATCAAAACGGGGTGGCAGCCGGTCTACACCGCAGACCGGTTAGACGTGTCGTTTGTCAAATGTGTCAAACCGGAAGCGCCGCTAAAAATCACGTTCGAGCATGATTCGACGGCAACAGCAGAGATTGCCAACTGGCGCGCACAAACGTCGCGCCTGTTGCAGCTCAAATGGATTGGTACGGCTGTGGGAGTCGGCGCGGCGTACAGCTACAAAACGTTCATCATCAACCTCGCCGGACGTTGGCAGAATTTCCAAAAAATAGATGAGATTGATGGCAACGATGTTATAACGGGTGTGTTTATGCCGCGCTACAACGCGACGGCGCAGCGGTTCGCTGAAATGATCGTAGTCAACACCCTGGCGGCGTTACCATGAAAATCACGTTTCGGATTGACGAGGAGCGCATGACGTTTGACGATTTTATCGCGATGGTCGAGGGCGGGCTGAGCGAAAAGCGTAACGTCATGGCGCGGTTTGTCGTTAGCGATGACGGGAGCTACCTGTCAGAGAGCGCCGGCCGGGCCGCGGTGGGACATCTGCCGATTGGTCAGGTCAAAACAGCTATTGCTGATTTCCTGGATGAGTTCAACCGGGTAAACCCTCAGAGCGGCGCCGCCTGATTATTGCAGTTCATCATGGGGGCGCCGGGCCGTGGTGGTTGAATGTGCTGTTGGCCGCGCACGAGTGGGGCTGCCCACCGTGGGAGATCACGGGCAGCGGCAGCCGGCTGGTGTGGTTCCAGCGATGGGCCGCTTACGCCGAACAGCGCAGCCTGAAACAGCAGGGTGATGCATGGCAGACACCGTAAAAATACAGATAGAGGCAACCGATAAAGCGTCTGGCGCCATCAACAACGTGCGCGGCGCGTTGGGGCAGATGGCAACGATGGCCGGCGCATTTGTGGCCGCGCTCGGTGTGACGGCTGGTTTGTCAGCCATTGCGCAGGGTGTGCGCAACGTGGCGGCCGGCATGATCGAGGGCAACAGCGCGTTTGAGCAGTATGAGGTGCGATTCCGCACGCTGCTGGGCAGCACGGCCGCGGCGCAGCAGCGCATGGCTGAGTTGGCGCAGTTTGGACGTGAGACGCCATTCGACCTGCCGGAGGTCGTGCAGGCTGACATCATCCTGCAGGGATTTGGGCTACATGCTCAGGACGCGGCCGAGAAATTTGGCTTCAGTGGGGAGCAGATCCGGCGCATCGCTGGCGATGTAGCCAGCGGCACAGGGGCATCGTTCAACGAGATTGCCCTGGCGCTGGGGCGATTCAGCGCGGGCGCGACAGGTGAGGCCATGATGCGGTTCCAGGAGTTGGGAGCCGTCACGCGCAACGAGTTGCGGGCGATGGGTGTCCAGTTCAGTAAATCAGGGGAACTGCTCAGCCCGCTGCCGCAGGCCATGCAGGCCGTGCTGACGGCCATGCAGAGCAAATATGGCGGGTTGATGGCCGCACAGTCAGCGACGTTCGACGGGATGCTGAGCAACCTGCGAGACTGGGCAGGCGCCACGCTGCGCGAGACTGGCAAACCGCTATTTGACGTGCTGCGCACACAACTAGCAAACCTGATGACGTTGCTCAACTCGCCTGCGGTGACTGCGGCCATTGTGCGCATTACATCCGCAGTGGCGAGCATGGCTAACGCCCTGGGCGGATTCCTGGACGGGATGCTGACCGGCATCAACAACATGGCAACGGCGTTGTCCAGCGCCAACATCAGCGGACAGGTTGACGCCATTGTCGCCAGCCTGGGCGCCGGACAGGGGGCCATGATCGGCTGGCGTGACATGGGGTTGGAGTTGGCGCGGGGACTCGCGCAGGCGTCCATTGAGTTTCAGTATCTCGGCGATTTTGGACGCATCACGGCGGCATCGGTGCAGCAGATATGGCTCGACCTGGCGTCGTGGTTCGATGCAACGTTTGCCAATGGCATCCTGGTGATTGTTCGGGAGGCATTTCGCACCATCGGGATTGAGGCCCGCCTGGCCTGGTCAACGATCACGGGCGACTCTGCCGGGCTACAGGCGGCAATGGATGATCTGACCGCCTCGCAGGACAGAGCGCGAGCCGCCATACAATCGTTTGGTGTGGAGGGTAAATTTTGGTTCAACGAGCTGATAGCCGATGCACAACGCTACATGGCAGCCACGGAGCGGCTAAACCAACTCAAGGCCGGCCAGATTGGGCGCATCGGTGCTGTGGGCGGGCAGCAGATTGGGCCAGAGGGACGGCCCGCCGACGCGACGCAGTGGGGCGCGGGGCTGATTGCGCCGGCGCAGCGGGCTGCGACAACGATCAAAACCATTTTCCAGGATGCAGCGACCAGCGCCGGGGACTCGTGGAAAAAGGCTTTCGATGGTGTGTCCAGCTATATCAGCGGCAAACTGTCTGAGGCTCAAAAAATTGTCAGCGGGTTGATGGGCGACCAGGGCGGCGCTAACCCGTTTGCCGCTGGCGGCAACGGCCCGTTTGAAAATATCTACCGGGCCGCCGATGTGGCCGCACATGGAGACCAGAGTCAATGGGCGGCCAAACTGGGGATTGACCAGGCGACGGCGCAGCGCATCGTGACCAGTTTCCAGCAGGGTTTGATTACAGACGAGGTTGCTGCCCTGATTGACATGCCGGCGCTGATTGACGCGGCGCGCATGAACCAGGCTGCGCAGGCGATGACCGACAAATTCGTGTCGGCGGTCGCCGCCCAGGCCGGCGTGCCGAAACGGGTGGTCAACTCAATGCTGGGCTACGGAGACAGCGGCGCGACGCCAGATGCTGTCACCGGGGCCGCGGCGAAACTCGGCACAGACCTGGTGACGAGTCTGGACACCTCGATTGCAGCGATTGCGCCGGGCGCCGTGTCCAACATCCAAACCAACCTGACGACGCCTATCATACGGGCGTTTGACGATGCCACGGCGGCGGTTGAACGGCTGATTGACGCCATCAAGCGCCTGGCCGCGATGAACGCCAAGCCGCCCAGCGGTGGCGGTGGCGGTGGTGGTGGTGGCGGCGGTGCGCCGCAACGGGCGCCGATGCTGGCGGCGGTGCGTGCACGGGGGCTGGCATGAGTTACACGCTGTACAAATTTGGCTCGCCAACGTCTGACCCTACGGTGTGCATAGGCGACAGCGCCGGGGTGTGGTTGCACACCCTGGGCGACCCCGAAGACCCGCTTGATACGCAGGACAGCGCCACGGCGATTGCGTCCAGTATCAGCGGTTCCATCATTGACGGGCATGGCGCACAGCAGGCGCCCGTGACGCCGGTGGAGGTCACAAAAAAAGGCGTCTTGGTGGCTTCGACGGCTGCGGCGCTGCATGACAATTTCATCTGGCTGCGCGCTCAGCGCGGCCGGCGGCGCGTGCTGTGGCGACTCGTGCGAAAATTCGACGGCCCGCCGGGCGCAAACCCGCCGATCCAGTTTATGTATGCCCGCTGCACGTCGGTCAACTCTGGCGTCATGCGCCAGGTTGGCAACGCCTACGCCCTGCCTGTGTCCATCCGTTTCGTGCTGCTGGGTCGCTGCTGGTCGGGGGCCAGGACGGCGGCTAATCTCGGCTCCGAGGGACAGGACGTTGACGTGTGGGGTGAGACGGAGATGGACAACTCCGGCGATGTGGCGATTGCGCAGTACATCAACAACGGCAACACCAACGTGGTCAACCCGGTCATCACGATCACGGCAACGGGTGATGATGTGGTCTCGGTGCACCTGGAGTGCAACGTGTGCAGCCTGACCTATACCGGCAACGTAGCGATAGGACACAAGCTCATTATTGACTGCGGCGCACGCAGTGTAACCAACTCAGGGATAGGCGACTACAACGGATTGGCCTTCGACGGCAACCACCGCACGCACGAATGGTTTATCCTGGAGCCGGGTGTCAACACAATCAGCTACACGATTGCCACAAAAAATATCGGCAGCACGCCGCCGCCGACAATGGTATTTGAGTTCTACGACGGGTGGGAGTGACGACCGATGTGGATTGACATCTACTCTGTGGCAGACCACACCGCCCGACTCGGCGCCGGGCCAATTGCCAGCGTCACGGCGGCGCAGATCACGCGGCGGCTCGACCAGGCAGGCGGCGGCAGTTTTACCATGTCTGCGGTTGACGAGCGCCGCAGCCTGGTGCAGGCGCGACGGTGGGCGGTGTGCCGGGGCATCATCGGCAACACGCCGGTAGACCTGGGATCGTTCATCGTTGACAACCTCTCGACCGACCTGACAACGCCGAGCGCGCCTGAGCTGACCGTCAGCGGTGATGACCTGCTGCGCGAGTTGGCGCAGCGCACGGTCGGCGAATTGGGCATCTATGAGGATGATCTACGGGTGCTCGGCTATTTTGGCGGCCTGACCGGCGCCAACCTGGCCGCAACTGTGAGCGATGGCGACGTGGCGACGGCGGTGCGCACGGTGGTCGAGCCGGGCAATAACACCTATCTCGCCAGCCAGACGCAGTTTAACCGGGTACGGTTTCGGTTCAAGAACCCGAACCGGTTTCAGTCCTCATTGTCAGTGGAGTATCTCAAAACGGGCGGCACGTGGGCCAGCATGAGCGCCAGCGACAAAACCGCCTATACCGACCCTGTCACCGGCCATCAGTATGCCTGGTATCGAGACGGGGATGTGGAATTGACCATCCCTGGCGACTGGACGCCTGGTACTCACAATGGGTATACAGGATATTTTATCCGTATGAACGGCGGCAGCGGCACGTTGTCAGCGGACATCGGCGAGATGCGCACGATCAACCGCACGGCGACCACCCACGGATTGGCGCGCATTGCAGCCTATTTCCCGCCGGGCTGGACGCTGGACGCCAGCGGGCAGAGCAGCACCTCGGTTGATGTGCGGATGCAGTTTGCCGGCGAGAGCGTCCTGGCGGCGCTCAGCAGCCTGGCCGAAAACACCGGGGATCATTTTGTGTTGGGTGTCGGGCGCAGCGTCAAATGGCTGTACAGCTCCGACATCAGGCAGGGGCCGAACGTTCTGACTGTAATCCAGTCCGGCGACGGGGTTGCGATGGAGAGCAACGCGGACGTTTGCCTGGTAATGGAACTGACGCCGACGCAGGATACCTACCCGGTGGTGAGCCGAATCTACCCCCTGTCGAGCGGCTCCGAGACGGAACGCGTCACGCTGGCGCAAACGACACGGGCGGCGCCGTCCGGCTACACCCTGGACAAAACAAACAACTACCTCAAACGCAACTCGACTGAAGCCGCCTACGGGCGGTCTGAGGTGTGGGAAACGTTTAGCGAGATTGCGCCGGCGCTGCAAACAGGTGATGCGCGGGCATTGGCGGCCGATTTTCTGTTTGACGCGGCGCTGGCGTACCTGGAACGCTACAGCCTGCCCAATGCCGCCTACACGCTGCGCCTGGCGCACTGCGAGCGGGTGCTGCTGCCTGGGCAGAAGATCAGATTGATCTATCACGAGTGGCGGGATGGGGTGCACGTCGTCAATGTGGATCAGGCATTGATTCTTCTGGAGACGACGGTCGAATACTCAGACAATGGTGTGCGCACAGTGGCCGTGCAGGCGAGCACGGTTGACAGTTGGCCGCCATCAGATGGCGGGCTGATCGCGGGGTTTGCGTCCCAGTTACGGCATGTGGCGGCAGGGCGCAGCACGGGCGCGACGGCTGGACAGGCCGGCAGCGGGTTGTCTTCGTTGGAGATTCGCGACCGGCAGGATGTGGTCATTTTCCGCGCGGATCATGACGACCAGGTGGTTGAGATTGGGCCGAGTACGGGGCCTCACATCGAGTATGATGGGGTGCAGGTGCTGGTGGCGGGAACGCCAGTCAGGCCGGTTCTGCGGGCCAGTACGACTTGGGCGCCAGGCACAATCGGCGATAGCGGGGTTGCGGTGACAACAATCACCGTCAATGGCGCAGCGCAGGGTGACGTAGCCGGCGCGTCACATTCCGAGTTGGGTGGGAATGATTTTATCATTTCCGCCTACGTCCAGAGCGCCAATACAGTG